TTAGATGCCTTCTATTATCGAATTAGTCAACAATCAACCCGGTGTAGTGCAGCGTGCTATTGACTTGCAACTGTCTACAGTGTCTAGTACGGGGGAAGTCTACAGAGATGGTTATCCTGACCCCGCTTTGAATAGATTCTTGCCTTTTGTGCAGTATTCAGACCCTATTCTGGCGTTGCTAAAAATGCGCTCTTACACTCCTACCGTGGGGTACGTCGTGGCAACTGATGGTGATATTCCCCAGGATAGCGAGCGATTGACAGTTACTCAGGAGACTTTTGGTAACTTTAAACTTGCTAAATCACGGCTAATTACTGAAGAGGACTTCATTGTTGCTCGTCAAGCGGAGCAACTAGCCATGAGTGGCAATGGTCAAGCAGCCGAAGCAATCAGGAATATGTTCCTAGCTGTTCCTGCGATGTTGACACAATCATTAATCAACTTGCATACAGTTATGTCGTTGCAGGTGGCTTGTACGGGTATTTGCAACTATGCAGACCCCACCTCTGGTATTACAGCTAACTTGAGTTATGCCAGTCAAATACCAAACGGCAACCTACCATCTGCACTCACAGGTACATCCGTATGGTCGAACTGGGCAAACGCTACCGGTATCAACGATATTGTTGGTCACATGAATGCTTATTACGACAACTTGAAGAAGTTCCCGCCTTTTATTGTTATGTCCCGTAAGACAGCTAATGACTTACGTAATCAAAGTAGCACAAAAGCGATTGTTGCACGTAATACAGGCGTATTGATGGAAGTAGGAACACCTGACGCGGCTGCCATTGGGCAATTGCCTCCGCCTTCTTTAGAGGCTGTAAGTGATGCTATCAACCAGCGTGTTATCGCAGGTGGTGGGCAATATGGCACTGTGCAAATCATTGTGTCTGATGCGTTCTACTATCAGCGCGGCGCAAATGTTACAGGCACACAAACCCTTTCTTATATTCCGGCAAACTACTATTTCTTTGCTACTGACAATTTCATCGAGCGAGCGATTGTACCTACTGCTTCTAATAATTTCGCAGGTGGTCTAGTTACAACTACTGAAATAGTCAGTAAAGAGCCACCCCAGGAAAAAATTACTGTAGCTGGCCGTGGATTTCCATTAGTACCTGATCCTCGGTTTATTGGTGCTAGAAAAGTGGATGTTTAATGCTGCGACCACTTGATTTTACTAGCTCCTGTCGTTCCGGTGATGGAAGTTCCTTTTGTAAAAGATGATTTTTCATCACTGGAATGGGTGACTATCTTTAGTAGTCTTTGGTATTCCAATCCATACTTACTTAAAGCGTAGTTGTTGTCAGATAAGGGTTGTAATTCTACTCGGTAGGAGTCGTCTTCTACCTCTAAAATTCTCAAAGTTCCTGTTGTGTAATCGCTGTTTTGACTGGGTTTGGTAATTGAGATTCTGTGAGCTAATAACAGTTCCGTCGCTGTGTTTCTCAAAGTTCCCCAATTATAAATATTTATCTCTGATTCAACATCAGGCATAAATAAATTAAACTTGGTTTGTTCGTTTGTAAATTCTGGAAATTTGGCAATAAAATTACTGAATAAAATCATGATTGACTCCTATGTTTCACAGACAATTGGTTACTTAAATAAGCCACATTTTGCGGCTAATTTAAGTTTATCCTTTAAATCTGGAAACGGTCAGTTTATTGAGGATGCTGTAGGTAATTTAATTGAGAACGTGACTACTGTTATTGTTACCGCTACGGTGAGTGATGATTCTCAGTCTAGGCTTATTCCAGAAGTAGCGGAAATTGGACAACAGGTAATGCGACTCAAGGGTAGATTAACGTCAAACTTACCATCAGGTATAGGTTACGAGTCTATAGCTAATGCGGTTTTGACCGACTCTCAAGGAGCGCAAATAACAGGAGTATGGCGATTCACTCCAGTGGTTCAAAATAGAGTTTCTAGTTATCTAAATGTTAGAAATAAACTTATTAAAGGCACTCTAACGATAGCAAGTAAGGTGTAAACAAATGGTAGAAGCTAATTGGATTAAATTGAATATTCCTAAAAAACTCAAGGCTATTCATTCCTGGAATACACCCTATGCGGCTGCTGTTCACGAAGGCTCTACCTCTGTTAATGGCAGCGAAAAACCTGCCAGACCCTGGGTAGATGTTGCTATCAAAGAATATGATTTTTTAAATAAATATGCTGACAGTTTTTCCCAGTCCCATAACTTCAAGCAGGCGTTCCTAGAAATGTCCGAAGGGTTTGGGGAAAATTGTCAATCAAATATTAGCGATACTAGGTGGCAATGGCCGCGCACTACTGTTAGAAAAAGTGGTGCTGTTGTTGATTCTCCTAGAGATATCGTTGATACAGGTGCGTTGAAAAACTCTTATCAGGTGCAGTATGAAGGTAGCTGATTTAAGAAGAATTTTAACGGCTTTGTTGGCGACTGAGTTAGGTACTTATACCAACGGTACACCCTCTGTGTGGGTATACGGTAGCTCCTCACAACCACCATCCTCTAGTAATGGACTGGAGTGCTTGATTAAGGAAACACCTGATACCGTGGCTCGTGCTACCAGTGCCGGGTATAAGTATAAACCGCAGTTGTGGGAGGTGACTTTGAGGAATTGGGCAAAAAACTCTAATTTACCCTTAGCCCTTGCCAAGATTGAAAAACGTTTTAATGTGTCTCGCTATACCCACCTTCCGGCTGCATCTGACACCTTGGAACAAAGTAGAATCCTCATTTTTGACCCTATTGTTATTTAAAACTATGCCAATCACACTAGATTTTAACCGCCCTAAGTCCGTTACTACCAACTCAACTAACGCAGTAATTAACGCTGGCACTGCGGTAGAAGTGGACACAAGTGTAGAAGAATCGTATTTTCTGCCTTTCACTCACGCATCTATTACCCCGACTGCGTTTAATGTGTCTGGTTGTAATCTGATAGCAACAAATACTACCATCACCACCACCACGGCTAACGGCTTTGTTTCGGTTAGAGTTGGTGATGTAATCACTGTCAGTAGCGGTGGTGGCACTGTAGCCGCTAATACTGTGACTGCTGTTAATAGCACTACGTCCATTACCTTGAGCGTTGCACCAACGGCTGGCAGTACAAGTGCTAACAGCACCGTCATTACTGTTACACCACCTGCTATTACCCCTACTGCTTGGGGTATCAGGCTTACCTATGTCAAGTCCGGGTCTGTGGTATCAATCCGTCCTACCTTCTTTGTGTACGACGGTAGCCTAAATGGTGCTGCTGGTACACCTGCCAATGCTAGTGCAATCATTAATTTAGTGGACTCTCAAGGTAATACCCCAAGTATTGATTTAGATGCTTTCTATAGTGGCATTCGTGTCTCTAGAAGTGTCTAATCTCTGCTTGTTAAAGGTCAACATTTTTAATCTAGGAACTTTAAAATATGGCAACTGCTAACCGTCCTGTACAGACCGTAATTCTTCAAAACTACACCTTGGATTTGAAGCTATTGCCCGAAAATACCCGTAGCGTCACCACCGCGACTATTACCGTAACCTCTGCGGCTGCCGAAGGTGCAACTTCTCTTAGTGTGGCTACTACTGCGGGTGTCACCTACACGATTGCTGCTGGCACTTCTTTGAGTTTTGTTGCTCCTTCTAATCCCACAATCAGGCAGCAAGCTTTAGTTTTGGCAAACGCAACTCTGGCGGGTGCAACTGCTGTAACTCTCACTATTGCTCCTTTATTGGATGCGATCGCTATTAACTCCACTTCTCGCTTAGTTCAGGATATGTTTCCTCTGCTAGGCATTACCAGCTTTGGTTTGCAGCCTTCTCCTACTGTGGTTGATACCACTCACTCTCAGTCTGGTTCAGGTACTAGTTCCGCTATTATCCGTTCTAAACGGGAAATATCTGTAGAAGGTATCGAGTATGTTGGTGATATTGCATTAGAGCAATTTATCAAGCGTACGCACTTTGACCCTGTGTACATGAACCGCGAGTTATACGCTATTGCTACTTATCCCAATGGTTCAAGGTTTGAGGGTGCAGCTAAATCCACTGCTTTGAACTTGACAGGTACTCCGATGGAAGTAATGAAGTATACCTTTACTTTAGAGTTCCAAGACGATTGGATTTGGACACCTGCGTACTACGCTACTGGTGGTTTAGCTAATGGATTCCCTTCCTATAACCTCTAATGAAGGTTCTTAAAGATAGTACGGGTTTACTAGCTATCTTGATTAATTGCCGCATCCATCACGATAGGTTGCTATGTGGTGCGGCTGTTTTTAGAGGTGGTTTGTCTGGAGAAATCAGCGTTTCTAATGGCAGAACCACCTGTAAAATCAAGATTCCTGAATCGGTTCAACAGATAGCAACCTATCAAGTTTTTGCAGACTCAGAAGATAATTTGGAGATTGAATATGCGTCCAGTCATTAATAAGAAGCCTAAATATGAAATTATGCCGGTTGGTGATGAACTATCTGGTGTAATCTATCTAGAAAAACGCGGCTCTCTCACGGTTGGTGAGGCTAGTGCTGTAGATTTGATTGACTCTAAACGCCAAAAGGCTGCAATCATCGCATCTAAATTGGTAAAGAAAATTTCCGTTGACCGTGGCGTTACTATTGCTGAAGCCCAGGAAATGTTGTCACCTACTCGCAGTGCTGATGCTGGCGTGGAGGTAGATAATTCGGCTGTCATTTATGACTACATTGAGGATTTTACTGAATTAAATTCTTTGAGTGCCATTGATAGTGCATCGGTCTCTATTGCGATCGCTACTCTGATGATTCAAAAACGGGTGGCGTTCCCGGTCGAATTGTTAGCTCCTGTGGCGTTTAATGCTACTTCTATTAAAATTGCGCCCATCAGCTTTTATCTCAAAGATAAACAGGTAATTAAGTTTGGCGATTGCCTGGTAATTGTCAATGGCAATCATGAACCTGCTGTTGAAGAAGATTATTTGATTATTAATGTTTTCCCCGTGTCTGAAAACTTAGAGGCTGTAATCGGTTTCTTGTACAGTAAAGGTGAGAAAAAATATCAAGTTGGTACAGAAGATTGGACTGAAGAAGATACCAAGGGTTGTAGTAACGAATTTGTGGTGGCTATCTACAAGTTCTATGAAAACGAGCGTAGTCGTTGGCAGATTGAATCTCCTGTTTCCAATGCAGTCCAGGGGGAGCAGCCACCGGTCCAATTGACTGGAGTAGCATCTACTGGAGAATCCAGTCTTACAGAATATTAGACCCTAGATTTGCTGATTGGGAGTCATTTCTTGATCAGCCAATTCATATAGTTTTTGAGTGCATTGATGCACTTGAAAAGAACAGGAAGGAACAGGCAAACATTGAGGCAAGGGTTCACGCTATCGGCTGGTCTGGGTTGTTCAATGGCTTTAAAAAAGAAACCGACCCTAGTATTGATTTTGTGGATTTGTTGCCGTTTGCAGATGAGATTAAAGAGAATAACCGGAAAGTAAGTCAAGCTACTGAAGCCATTATTTCAGAGCTAATTAAAACCAATGGTTTGTCCGCTCCTGTTCTGTCCGCGTTGAGTCTGCTATTACCTTGATTGTAAATTACGAATTATAAATTACGGATTTACAATCTTTTTTTATAAGAGGAAATATTTATTATGAATTTAGGTGAATTAGTTGTTGAATTGTGTGCTGATACTGCACAATTAGAAAAATCTTTAGAGCAGGCTAAAAAGAAAGCCTATGAAGCTGCAAGTTCTATTGAAAAAAGTTTTGAGAAAATCAATTTAGAAATTAATGTAGATGATGATAACTTGGTTGATTTAAACAAACATTTGAATCTCAAGGTACAACACCTTAAAGAGGTTAATAAATATTTCAGTAATAATCCTATTGTTGTTAACGTTGACGACGATAGTTTAGTTGATTTAAACAAACATTTAAACCTCAAAGTACAACACCTTAAAGAGGTTAATAAATATTTTAATAGTAATCCTATTGTTGTTAATACTGATGTTACTAAACTAGATGAACTAGAAGAAAGATTAGGGAAATTATCAAATAAAACTATTACTATTACCGTTGAATCTGAGTTAAGCAAACAGTTAGAAAAGAGCTTAACCGATGCTGTTCAAAGTGCTGTTAGAGATGCTGTAAGTGAGTCTTCCGTTGCATCATCTCAACAGCAAGCACAAAAAGACAGCGCATCTTCTAGTAAAGCTCAACGGGTAGATGTGGTTGCTAGTCCCATGCGTTCCATTATTGATGGTGCTTTCGAGAATGTGGGGAAAAGACTGACTAAAGGTATCAATAGCAGCATTGAGGATACTATTGGTGTAAGCATGGATGACATGACTAGAATGTCTGGAAATATGCTTTTACGGTATTTTGGAGTTGGCAAAAAAGCACAATCAGACCCTAAGAATGAACAGAAGCGCATTGAGGCTATTTTCAAAGATGGAATGGATGCGTTTATTAGAACTCATGATAGTAGGGTAGAAAAAGGCACTAGGGGTAGAAGAGCCACCAGGAGTGCCGCTAGTGATGATATAGGTGTAGACTTTGAAAGTGCTAGTAGGATAGCTAGTAGCAGCGCGTTAAGATATTTTGGAGTTGGCAGAAAAGCACAATCAGACCCCAAAAATGAGCAGGCTAGGGTTAAGGCAATCATTGAGGATGCTATTAAGGAATATTCTGGTAGTTCAATAAAACAAAGTAATTCCGGAGTTATTTCTAGTACATTTTCGGAGATAAACAAGGCGTTCTCTGACAGCATTAATGTCACTATTGAAAGCGTTGCTCAAAATGCTAAATTAGCAACCATTAGACAAGCCAGACAATCCGCTAAAGCGGTCACTCAAAATTCTGCACCTGGGGTTCAAAATGCTATTAGTGGATTCTTCGATGCTGCTGAAAGTAGCGATAAAGGTGCAGTTAATAAATATATTGGAGAAGGGATAGCTTCACAATCAAAAAAAGCAGTAGAGTCTATTTTTAATAGATTATTGCCTAATGCTTCTCCAGTTATTAAAGATTTTCTAAAGACTGGAGTGTCGGCAAAACCAGTAGAACCAATCGCTAAATCTTCTTCAGATATTCTCAAGGAAGCCGCATCAGATTTAAAAAATGCGGCTAAAGCGTTGAGCGATGCTGCTGTTAGTGTCAAGTCAACAGAGCCTACGGCAAAAACCAGTAAACCTTTTGTTGCTAAAACAATCTCAGACCCTTGGCAAGATGCGGCACCCATACCTAAGCAACTGCCACCTAAAGCAAACAAATCTCCATTGCCACCACCTCAACAAAAACGGGAATTAGAGCCTATTCCTGTAAATATTCCTGAGCAAATTAAGCCATTATTTAAAACAATTCAATCTGAAATACATAAAAATATTGATATATCTGAAGGCTATAAAAACGCCACAAAATCAGAAAATGATTTAACACCATTACCTTTTATTCCATCGTCTAAAAATACCAAGAAATCTGCTCAGGTTTCCTTGGATAGTATTGAACAGTCGCTGATAGCAATAAACAAATATTTCAGCGATGAGTACAAGAGGATTCAGGCAAAGGTTAAATATGCCATCAGTGATGCTGGTACAAAAGAGGATATCAGTGCTGCAAGGTCTGAGGTTTCTAATTTTGTATCCAGGTCAAAAGAAGCAATTTCTACCATTGATAGATATGTAAAAACTGGAGAAGATGCGGGTTTTAGCAAAGATATTAACAGTGAATTATCTAGGATTCATAGCAGTGGTAAGTCTAGTATTTCCAAGAATACACGCAGTGCAGAGAAAGGTTTTCTGGGTAAGCTAAACCTTGCAGACAAAAAACTGTTTGACCAGCAATTAAAAGGCTATGTCGCCCAAGCGGAAAGTCTGGGTATAGAAGTAGATGCAGGACTAAAGAAAGGTATTCAACACGCTGCTGGTGGTGTATCCGATGCTGCCCGCGCTATGCTGGATGACTTGATCAAGACTGTTAAAGCCAAGATGGAAATTCAATCACCATCTAAAGTAATGATTGCGTTAGGGTTGATGATTGCATCGGGATTGGCTATTGGAATCAAAAAAGGTGTAGTTGATGTTTCCGGTGCTAGTGACTTACTGACTGATGTTGTTGGCAATGGTTTAAAAAATATCAAATCAATACCATCAGAAGGAATAGAATCTTACGATCAGGCAATTAAAAATGCCGTATCTAGTAATTCAGAAACTACAAAAAAAGTTTTTGATAATGCTAAGAAAGCAAGTAAAGCGACAATCCCAGGAATGATTCTAGGGACTGCGATGATGGGTGTTGCAGACACTAATTTAGTTCCAAAATCAATCCGAACACCCTTGAGGCATTTAGGGGCATTTTATCAAGGTACAACCCAGGTTCATAAGCTGAATCCACAATTGGCTAGAGAGGCTGAAATTGCAACTATTTTCAATATGATGCAATCAGCCGAAAAAGGTGATGGTTATTTTCCTGACGGTGGCGTGGTGGGCATGGTTAAACACAAGACATTGCCCACGCTGGCTCATACACTAGGGGGATTCAATTACACACAAACCAAAGACGGAGGTTTGCAAATTAACGATGTCTACGACTGGCATCAAGACACCGATACGGATAAAAATACACCGTTTAAGTTACCTAAAAATTTAGGCAGTAAGATATATAAATTTTTGGAGTCAAAGAAATGGCTACGAGGCTTATTAGGCATTGAAGAGAATTTATTTGGTAACACCAAGGCATTTACTAAATACAACAAAAAAACAGGGCGTGAGCTTTTTTCTTTTCTTAATACACAGTCTGGCAATGATTTTCAATTAGGGCATTCAGTTCATTCTGAATTAATCGGTGGCAATCCATATATTCAGACACACCGCTTAGACAGAAAGGGTTTGGACGATTTAACAGATTTGGCAGCAAATCCTTATATTGCATCTAAAGGTAATTTTGGGCAATTCTTAAATCATCCCAAAATCCAAGAATACGTTTTAGGCAACGGGCAAGAATCCCAGCAGCCAACGGGAAATAATAACCTCTTAGGGAATCTATTCAACAATGCTAAGTCTGCATTTAGTAAGGGTGGTGGGCTTAAAGAGGTAGGTATTAATTTAATCTCTTCTTTTGGGCAAGGCTTTTTATCTGCTAACGGCGGTGTATTGGGGATAGTAATTGGTTTTGCTAAGGGTGTTTTAGGCGCAGTCAAAAAAGTATTTGGGATTGCATCACCATCAAAGGTAATGGAGTCTATCGGATTGGATTTTGGCGAAGGCTTTGAAAATGGTGCGGTTGCAGCTTTGGTTTTGGCCAATAAAAGAATTGCTGAGTTAATACTTAAAACTGTCAATGAAAGTGCTACAGCGACGGAATCAGAAAAAGCTAAAGCTGAACATTTCGCCACTACAGTAGAATCTCAAAATCAAAGGATTGCCAAAGGGTTTAGAGGAGGTAAATATAATGACTTAAACGCCTTTGAGGCAATGGAAATTTTAGCAAGTAGCACGACATTTGGTAAAGTTATGGCTAGAATTACTGGAGCTTCTAGGGCAGAAATACCAGGAATTTTACAGCAAGCAAAAAGGGATGTAAAATCTTCACCTGTTACGGAAAATGCTGTACCACAGCCTGTTAGCCCAATAATTACGCCCCGCAGTTTCGCGCCTAACCCAAATGCACGGTTAGTATTGTCGTCTAGTGTTAATTCAAATCCAGATGCACGGTTAGTGTTGCCAAACAGTGCTACCCCAAATCCAGACGCGCAACTGATATTACCATCCAGACCTAGCATTGCGACAAGGGCAACTATTACACAACAAGAAGTCAACGCACAAGCGTTGATTAATAAAAATAAAGACTTGCTGGTCAACCTAAATGCTCTGCTCAACAGGAACATGACTGCAAGTTTGACTGGTTTTGCAACTGTCCTGGATGACCTTATGAACGCGCCGCGCTCTCCTGTAGTGCGATCGCTCACTCGACAAGTAGGTGCGAGACTTCCCGTTGTTTTACCACCAACAGTCCCCGCATCTCTTGTTCCTAAACCCTTTAAATCTACTACAATCAAACCTAGTTTACCTACTGGACTTGGATTCTTCCCCATACCTGCATCACCAGCCAAACCTCCCGCTGTCACTCCTTCTCCCTTTGCCCCAACACCACCACCACCCGCAGACGGATTTTTACCAATAAGAGTTCGTACGCCACAAAACGCAACGAATCAATACTTACAACTAGGTAAGGACTTAGTCACCAATTTATTTACCGCAGTTGGTGATAGTATTCGGCAAAGTACATTGTCTGGCTATGCTTCACTAGGTCAGGTAATGCGTAATGCTGTAAACGCCGCCCTATTCTCCCTTGCTGATACGTTAAAACAACCGCTTTACAAAGGATTGCTATCTCAAGCTCGATCTGCATTGCCTTGGTTTATGAAGTTTATTCCTAAAACAATGCAGCTAATCCCCATGCTGAAGCCATTGATGCCCATAATTGGGGGATTAACGTTAGGATTAGGTAATTCTATTATTAAGAATCTACTCAATAATGATGTTTTAAAGCCAGGTGGGTTTTTAACAAAGCTATTAAGTTCTGTTACTAGGATTAACCTAACCTCTCTATCTGGTGGAAAATCTCACGGAATATTGGACGCAATTTCTAAAATAATGAATCCTGTGCCTAATGTTATAGGTACTGCGGGTATTGGTGGTCCCCTTTCTCTTGCCATGGGGTTATTCGGTCCATTCATGAATACCTTTAGTGGACTTTTAGGACTAGACCCATCTACACGATCTAACCCCAAGAATCAAGCACCTACTGTTGAAAGAGTCCTGCAAGAACAGACTTTAGCTAATAGGAAAAAAGCGGGATTGTCCAATGCAAAAGGCGGTCAAGCTAGTAGAGAATTGATTGAAAATTTAGGTAACACTGCGGTAGATAGTGTTTTAGAAAATCTCAATATCCCCATGATTCCTACTTCTGTAATTCAAGGAATGACAGGACGTAGTATCAACAAGCAATCAGGGAAAATAGCAGATGCTATTAGTTCTATTGGTGTACAAAGAAGTAAGACAGAAAAAGCCTTAGAGCGTGCTATGAAGTCTGGAACAATATCACCAGAGAGATTAGATGCATTAACTAAAGCCGCATTAAGAAGACGTGGCGTTGATACTACTACTCGTGAAGCCATGTCAAGAGAGGAACTGGAGAAGGCACGGCAAGATATTATCGGTAAACCCCTTGCAATCTCTGAAAATGAACGAAACCTCATGTTTGCAATGGGTGATATTGAACGCTCCAGGTTTAAGCTTGGTGTTCCCAGGGCGCAAAGGCGACTAGATTACCTGACAGCCAAGGTATTAAAAGAGCGCGGTGTAACTTTCTCGGATTACACCTCTATGAAGCAGTCGGGAAAACTAGAGGAAACACGCCGTGATTTAGCTGCTAATCCTAATACTACCGGAGTTGTTGGCAGACTTACACAAGCTTATGCAACCAATGATCAGGAAGCACTGAAAGGCTTGTTGATGCAAGGCTTGAGAAAAGCTGGGATGTCGTCGGAGCAACTCCAGAATATAGACCCTAAACTTTTAAACACAGCCACAGCCGGACTAATGGCTACCCTAACCGGATTACAAGCTAAGTTTAAGGAAAAAGGCTTTGATATGGGCAAGGCGTTAGCGCAAGGATTTAAAGATTCTGTCCGTAATCTTGCCAATGCCAAGGATGATTTAGAATACAACGCTAAGAAAGCAATAGGACAAGCTAACTTTGGCGATGCTGTCGGCTTGATTTTCAGAAGAATGACTCGCGGTACAATTGCTACCCAGGATCAGTTCAAGGAAATGTACAATCAGATGGGAGCAGGAGTGAAAAAAGCTCTATTTAGCAATCCCAAAGAAGCCGATGAGATGTTCCCCAATATGCTGCAATTCATGGGTTCTATTGCCACAACTTTAGCCCCCGTGACAACTTTGTTTGCTTCTCTATCGCCCCTATTCTTACCCTTAGCTCCGATTATTGGTGGTATAGGTGCGGCTGTGAGTATGGTGATGCCTCACATATCCAAGATGCTAGATGGTATCCAGCGAGTAGAAGTTTTACAGCGGCGCTTTACTTTCTTGGGTGGTTCAAAGGCTGGTGGTGAAGCGGAATTTAAGTATGCTAAAGACGTAGCCACCAAAATGAATGTCCCTTCTGAAGTTGCTGCCAACTCCTACTCTCAATTAGCTATTGCGGCTAGAGGTAGCAAGATGGAAGGACAGGGTGTCAAGGATTTGTTTGAGGGTATTACGGCATCTTTAAGTGCATTAGGCATTAGTGGGCAAGATGCTAGTTTGGTATTCATGGCATATACACAAATCTTGGCAAAAGGTAAGCTGTCAATGGAAGAACTAAGGCAGCAATTAGGTGAGAAATTCCCGCCTGCCATGGGTGTATTTGCTAAGTCTATGGGCGTGTCTGTTCCTGAAATGAATGCATTAGTAGCATCTGGTAGCGTTTTATCTCAAGATGTCTTGCCTAATGTAGCTAAAGTCCTGAATCAAGATTATGGTGCATCTGCTGCTAATCAAGCTGGAGGCTTGGTTGTAGCTCTGAATAAATTGGGTAATGTTGGTTTTGAAATTACAACAATATTTACTGACAAACTTGGTAGCACTTTAGGCTGGTTTGTTGGCACGTTTGCGGACGGTTTGGCGTTGTTCAGTAATACACTTGGCGCGTTGATACCTTTAGGACAAGCATTTGCCATTGGTTTTGCGGCAACCATAGCCATTGGACTAACTACGATTATGACTAAGGTAAAACCCTTGGTTGTGTTGTTTGGTTCGTTGCAGAACCTTCTAATGGCAACCTTTACAGCCGTTGCCACCAATATGATGCCGATGATTATCGGTGTAACTGCGGACGTGGCTGATAATTGGCTGGG